TGATAGCTCTAAGAGTTCTTACGTTTAATTTTGAACTTGCAGAACCATCGAAAGCACCAATCTTGTTAGCATCTTCTAATACCTTAGGTGTTCCACCTTCTTTACCTGCATAAGATGTTCCTAATGCAGCTTCGATGATGATATCATCCATTTTTCTACCCATTGCCATCATAGCAGCTTTCGCATACTGAGACTCTGGATCATGGATAAGTCTTAACTTATCTTCTTTATCAACTAAATCAGCCCAGAAATAGTCGTTCATTGTTACTCTTCTTCTCCCATGTGGAGTTTCTTGATACGTAGTATCTGAGTGACGACCGATTTTTTCTTGTGCTTCTACTGGCCCGTAGTGGTCATAAAACCCTGATTCACCATTTAATGTTTCTGTTCTAACAATTCCTCTAAGTCTTGAACCTTTTTGTTGACTTAGATGCCATACGTTAGAAGAGAATTGTTTTACCATATGTTCTGTTACAAATTGAGACATATTCAACTCCTAAAATTAGATTAATATTATTGTATGTTTTTCGACTGATTGCCCCTCTCGGGATCTATCTAAGCTATCTTTTGAAGGGATCGGTGAAACGATTGTCCCAGATCGCTGTATTAATATAATATACGAACAGGGGGCTGTGTCAACCCCCTAGTACGATTATCGTAGCATTTGAAATAATTTATTCACTTCTTCTACTGTTCTCTTATGGTCAGGGTGCATACTGTTGTAATATGCTCCATTCATATCCCCTTGAATTTCCCCTATTCTCTTCTGAGCATCGTCAGGAGAAAGAGAATAAGCAGGCTTAGAATCACCTTGAAAGCTATCTTCAGCAAAGAACTTCTTACCAATTTCATTGAATACCTTTATAATATTAGGATCATTACCTAAACCTGTTTCATTTAGATACGCCTTAAGATCTTCCCCACCAAATTCGCTTACTGCTAATTTAGCAGTATGTACGTTTTGCTCAAAGGCCTCGCCCCACTCTTCTTTAAGACCTGTAATCTTTTGAGTAAGCTCCTCCTCTTGGGCAGATTGCATACGCTCTACCTCTTGACTAGTATGATTATTAAGAAAATCAAACATAGCCTGAGCTTGATCTGGAAGTAATCTTTGCTCATAGGCAGTCTTTTTAAACGCTTCCATCATATCTTCTTTAAGGATAGACTTCTCAGGAGTAGCAACCTTGTACTCACCAAAGTCAGTAGGTAGTCCCATCTTGTGATAGAAAGCAGCTCTCTCTTCATCAGTAGAGTTAGCGTTAGGGATAATAACTTTATCAGCCCCCATCTTTCTTTGTGCGTGTACGTAAGACTTAATTAACGAAGGTACATCTTGGATTGCTTTAAGAGAAGTATCTCCTGCTATCTCAGGATCAATCCCTTCAAATCCACTCATCCACTCTGGAGCAGACGGTGCAGGATTTCCTCCGCCATCTACAGGAGCTAGACCTGTAGCAACTTCTGTTTCACTTGTAGCAGGTGCGCTTGCTGCCCCTGCCTCACCACCAATTAAACTTTCACTCATCGCGTTCCTCCTCTAATCTTCTAAGCATCTCATTCAGTTGATCCATGCTTGCATTTGTTGTTCTAATAATACGTAAGACTACACTACGCGCACCCTCATTAAAATGAGTTTCGTACGGATCTTTATCAAAAGTTGACATAGTGAAGTGACATGATTTCATCAAGTCCTCTAGTACAATTTTACCTGCCTCGGACTCGAATACTTCTTTGTAGGCACGCATAGTGGCCTTCATTTGTTTTGTCTTAAACATAGTTCCTCTTTATGTTTTATATTTGCTCAGCGTTGCTTAGCTTCTGTGCTGTATCAGCATCTACATTATCTTGTTGCGATTGCATCTGAGAAGCTTGTTGATCCGCAGCTTGTTGTCTTGCTTGCTCAACCTCTTGCCTTCCCCTTAGCATCTCTTCTGGTAATCCAAATACTTCGGCGTGATACCTTAGTACTTCATCACCATTTATATTCTCCATCATCTGCGGTTGCATTTCAATAATAGGTGCAACAGATTGTATAACTCTTGTAAACGTGTCAGCCTCTCCAGATCTCTGTGCTTTAGAAATCTGAGATACATAACGTACTTCAAGTTCTTTTCCTTTAAGTTCTTTAGGGATCTCCCCGAATAGACCTTTACGGAACATGATTCCAAATACCCTGTCAATAATTGGCTTTAGTAATTCATTATTAAGACGACCTAAAATAGGCCCCATCATCCTAAGGTTTTCCTCAGTCCTCTGCATAACTTCAGTAGCAGTCATCTGAGGGCCTTGCTGTAACTGTAATTGATCTATAAAGAAAGCTGAACGAATACGTTGTCTCGATTGTTCTACCATCTCTGTATTAATATCTATACGCCCACCAGTAATAAGTGGCTCTATTCTATCCTTAGATCCTGCTCTATAGATATTACTTCCACCCGGCTGAGTTCTAACTGGCAATAAAAAGCCATTATCAGGAATCATAAGCGGAGGATCTGCTGCTTTTTGTGCTGCTCTAATCATTGTTTTCATCATAGAGTTAAGCATTTTTATATCGGGAAGAGACTTCATTGCAGGCGACCTACCGTATTTCTCTCCCGTTATCTTAGTCCATCTAGGAATAGCATAAGGTTTTTCATTGAACTTGCCTTCCTTAAGAAGTACAGGCTTGTCTTTAAGAACATGATAAGACGCAAATATATCGCTGTTAAGTTCTTTAGGCTCAATAGCGTGAATTACTTTGCACTTTACAGTAGCATCTTTTTGGTACTGCTGTTGAAGCTCAAGAGGTAGAATGTCCTCTCCAAACTCTTGTACAATCTGACGTAAAGTATATTCGTATTCTCTGTAAACAGTATCTACTACGCCTTTACTATTCTCCTCAATAAATACTTCATATATAGAAGAAGCAAAAAAGCGAACTACTGTCTCTTCATCCTCTTCAATCCTAAGAGATGTAGTACCTGCACTTCCTAGATCTAAGTATGTTTCATGGATCTCAGTCTGAAAGTTAGATTGATTAAACACCTTAATCATCTTAAGTACAGAGTTCTGTAGAAACTGTCTAACTTCTTTAATTTGATCTACTTCTTTTTCACCAGTACTAAGACCAAACCACACAGAAGAAGGGTTAGTAAGCATACTGTGTAAGGCTGAAGCGAGTAACTCATTGGCGTGAATGGAAGTACTATCATATAAATTATGCCCCTTCTTTTCTCCGGCAGTAACCATACCGTAAACTTCATCTTTCCTTGGGAGTACATACTTTGCAAGTTCCTCCCAATAAGAATCCCAATTTACACGATCACTCTTAAGCTTTTCAAACTTTTGAATAATCTTCTTGGCCTTTACAGCAGAGTCTTTAATATCCGAAATATACATATATTATCCTAATAGGCTTCTGTTTTTGTTAGTACCTGTTAATACAGTTCCTTGCTCAGAAACTTGCTGAGCAGATGGACTTCCACCTAGTACAGTTCCCTCTTGTCTTTTCTTATATCCTTCCAAAGTGCGCTGATTCTGTCCAGCGATTTCAGCTTTAGCCCCGGATTTTTGAGCTTCGTTAGAAGCTTGTATTTGCTTGTTTGCGCTATATGCCGATATACCACCTTGTATCGCAGCAGTCGCAGCCATTATAGCCATAAGTGTTAATGGATCCATCTATACTCCAAATTCGTCATAATCCTGCTCAACAGTAGCAGTATAGTTATTAATATTAAACTTATTCTCTGGCAGTTGCAAGTCAAGTCCCATCATCCTAAACGCATCCGAGCCATTTGAAGCCCAGTTGTGTAGCGGTTTATCTACAAACATCTGATTTTTGGAATCATATTTACGTTGGTAGTTCTTGAGTGCTTCTATCCCTCTTTTACAATTTGTTCTGTGGAACCATATGTTCTTCTTGAGTAAGATCCTTGACGCGTTAATACCATCAGCAACAGACTGTCTTGGGATAATGTGGGTTCTAATACCGAAGTCCATAAGAGTTTCCTGTCGGCTTCGTCCAGTTCCAAGTTCTCTTGCAGCGCCATCATGTGGTATTCCGTGTTGTTCATATACATAAGGTTTCGCTTTAATTTCTTTTGCGTACCATTCTAATCCTACACCTGCATGTTCTAGGTAGTCAATAAGACGAATCTCTGAACCAACCTGTTGAACAAACCAAATAGCGGTTGAATCAGAAATACCCAAATCCCAATAAGTGCTAACAGGGAGAGTAGGGTCGTAATCAAAATCAGTAATACGTCCGCGTTTTTCAAGGTCGTTAAGATACTTACCATAGTATGCTCCTAGTAAAGCAGCAGAGAATGAACACTCATACTCCTGCTCGAACTCTTCCTCAGACATAGATGCTCTTGCTTCTGCAAGCTCCTCATCGTCAACTACTCCGGTTTCACTAGCTTTGTAGCAGGCAACGAACCAATTTTTGCCTCCGGCTTGTAGCTCTCCACCGAGTTGATATATGTTGTGGAAATGGTTTTGTCCCTTAGGAGTTCCGATAAAGATGCCCCATCCCTTACGATCTGACAGAGCTGGTCTAATGACCTGACCCCAAATAATTGGATCGCATTGTGCGTACTCATCAAGAATGACTCCATCAAGATAAATTCCTCGTAGCGAATCGGGATTGTCCGCACCGAGCAGTACAAATCTAATCTTGTCTCCTCGATCTGGTCTGGGTATATCGACTCGTAGTTCGGCTTCATTTGCTTTGGCCCCCGGAATATTCTTCGTGAAATCCTTTAGGTATTCCCACGCAACCCTCTTCGCCTGTCCATAGGTAGGAGCGATATACGCGTACTGTGGATTCTTAAGGTCACAGTTCAACCCTTTATCAATCATCTCCATAATAGAGAATACTGTCTTACCGAAACGACGGTGACAGACTAATACATTAAATCTTCTTAAATTACTGTGAAGTACTTGCTGTAGTTCTCTAGGCCTATAGCCAAGGTCGATAACTTCTGACCCTTCTGGAAGGTCGTTTAAATTGTAGTCCTCTGTTTGTTCCATCTATCACCAAAAGAAATGGCCCATAAGAAAGCCGATTATAAATACTACTGCCATGCTGTGCTGACCGAAACGGTATACAGCTACGCTAATAGGTTCCTTACCTTTAACTAATAAGTATATTTCATACGCCAGTAAAAATACTGACATAACTATTAAAACCATGCCTGTTGTTGTAGGCATCCCCGGCTGTTCCATTACGCCTCCGGTGGATCACGTAACTCATGAAGGAAAAAGTTAACTCCCATGACATGATCTACTGTATCGTGGTTAGTAACATCGCAAGTAAGAATAAGCCCTGCCTGAAGTTTAGCCCCATACGCACCTTCTCTCTTGTATATCTTGCTACCCATATTTACATTGTACCCATACTGCTCAGTCATAGAATCAACGAATCCACCTTGACCATCTGGTACTTTTACATAGAAATTAATTGTTTCGTGTACATCTTCTACTACTTCTGCTCCATTGAATAAGCAAAAATTGAAAGGTATTTGAAACGTAAGAGTCTTAGTAGCTCCTGCCTCAACAAGGTCTTTAACACCTGTTACTTTAGCATATAGAAGTTTACCATCTCTTGTTGTATTATTTGCTAGTGCTTCTTGTCTTGTTCTCATATTTCCGCCACCTGTACATACGATGCTGTAACTTCACGATTCCCTTTATTAGACCTAACTAATATATCAACACTAGTAAGAGCAATAATACCAATAAGCGGAGTAAAGTAAAAAGCATTGTCAGCAGTATTAGTACTTATCATAGACGATGGATTAGATGAATTGTTCCAGTTTACAAATGTAGCTAATAGTTCTACGTTTACATCAA